TCATTTATTATTATCCATTTTATATAAATATGTTTTTATATAATTTACCAATCTATTAAAACTAAACGACCCTGCCAACGCATTATATTATCGGTTTTAAAGTCTAAATCTAGATCTAGGTCCATTATACCCATTTTATTAATATCTCGTTGTAACGCTCGTAAAAAGGATATTAATTCGGGGTCTACGTCTCGTGCGCCGTCTGCATTAATATAATCAAACACTGAAGCTTCACCTCCTACTTCACGAGCATACTCTTTATATGAATTCATGAACAAGTCAATATTATTTACATCATTATTATTTAATGAGTTAGCTTTAGACATTATGTATAATTGTTTAACATCATCAACATAATATATTGGTATAAATGTGCTGAATTCACTTGCACGCCCCACAATAACCGTAGCAACATCAAACTCATCAGATTCATTAGTTATTTTGAAAAGTTTGTCTTCACCGTCAATTTCATAGACTCGGCCATTATCACCTTGATCGAAGAATCGATATTCATTGTTATTAATTTTACTTAATAATCTTTGTATATCTTCATCTTTTAATTCTAATAATATGTTTTTTAATCGTATCATTTTATTATGTTCTTGTCTAAATCAATTCGTATCAAGAAATTAACATCAACGTCATTTCTTTTTTTAATTGGTTGTGCTAATTTACCAATTGCCAATAATTGTCCTTCTGCATTATACAAACCAATACTTGTTATATATGGAGAAAAATCACTACCAGAAACAAATCCTCGATATGTTTGATTATCATCTTTAGTTAACGTAACATTGGTAGACATATTAAAATCACCTTGATCTAATTTTGCAGTTACGCCTAACTCATGAATTGTTACTGTGCTTTTATATGAAGCAGTAAACGGATAATTTAATATGTTTTGATATCGATAATCTATTGTGGATATCACTCCTAACCCTTGTTTTTCAAAAATATTACCAACTACTGGTGTTTGTGAAAATGTACCGCCTTCTGTTCGATCTGCTAAATATCCAACTTCTGTTGCTGTTAATGCTTTATTGTATATTCGAATTTCATCTAACTGTCCTTGCAAATTAGAATCAGCAACACCATAACCACCAATACTTAGATTTTCTAAATTATCAATTCTAGAACTAGCACTAAGTGGATGATTACTATTATTAAACAATGAATTTGTTTCTGACGCATGAAGTGTACCATCGACATACATTTGAATTGAACTACCTGTTTTCTGACAAACAACATGAGTCCATGACGATGAGACATCTGCCGAACTAGTTATCATTGATCTGAATATTGGAGATCCTTGTGCACTAAATTCAATTTGATTGCTTCCGCTTAATTCAATTCTAAATGGATATTGTGGAGTTATAGAGCTAGTCGCTTTTGTAATTATTAATTGATTGTCGGCACCAGTATTTGATCCACTAATGAACATGGAGATTGCATAGTCTGAATCTCTGTCATATTCTCCAGCAAGATTAGTTTCTATATATCCATTACTATCAAACTTTGCAGCTAATCCCATTGGCAATGTATCACCATTAGATGCAACAACCCCATCAACATATGTTATTCCACTAGACTCATAATTAATACGAGTAGTATCAAAATATTCATTGAACCCTTCATATAGTTTCAATTGGTTGATAATAGATGCGGTGTCAAATGTGCTATCATTTATATTACCATATCGATCTGAAGTAAATGATGCCGTATTTGGCACTGTTAATTCAAATGATGCTAATTTTATACCTTCGCCTATTTTAAGTTGTGGAAATGAAAATATACTAGCAGTTTCATATAAGAATTTTTTAGTTAAATTTAAATTGGTTTGACCAAAATTATAATACGGTTGATTTTTATTCTTATAAAATAAATGATTAACTGAGAAATAAGTAACACTTTGTAAACTACCGTCAATATTTGATGCGTCATTATATACCAATGTTGTTTCCAATGCTGGTAAATATGCTGGATCGATATAAACTCCTTGTAGTGGTAACATACTACTAGTAGCACTTCCACTATAAACAGTAAATGTTTTATGTGCTTGAAATGGATTAATCTGAATATCTGTTGAATCTATTTTTTTAAATACGGTTGGGTACAATCCCTCAGATATATCTTCATTGTTTATTTGCGTTTCCGACATAATAGTAAAACCTCGTTACATTTAATATAAATATAACGAGGCTAAAATACGTATTGAAATATTAAAAATCTAATTTTACTCTAATCAATGCTTCACTCTGGAATGATTTCAATAATGGCTTAGATAATTTAGACACTGCTAATAATTCTTGAGCGTCATTATATAATCCAACAGTTGTAATATACGTTTTTGGATCACCAATAAATGTGCTCTGAGCAATTTGACCATCACTACCAGTTATATATGACGGATTATTTGAGAAATTATAATCTGCATTTTTTATTCTTACAAAATAATGTGTACTAGTTACTTTTTCAGAATTTCTTGCTAAGAATCCATATGGATCACTAGTTGCCGGGTTTGTTATTAAAGAAGATCCCGATACTGAATGGAATAAACGGAAATGATTATTTCCTTCCGAACTAGATCCGGTGTTAGTCTGATAATTTAATTGTTGATCTAACATGTTACCGTCTAATACCAATGTACCAAAGTCAGGATAAACTAATCCATAATAAATTGGGCTAGTAGAATTATAAACTCCACCATCAATTGATCCTGATACTATATTATAAACACGTCCCGAATCTCCAACCGTTGCATTAGCAATACTCGAATCATCAATCAAAGAAACAACTACACTACTACTAACTGCTACATTACTACCAGTTGCATTAGTATCTAATGAAGCTGACATATATCGCAATGGCATTTCAAAATTACCAGCATCTAAACGTTCTTTTAATCGATTACGTTTAAAATTAACAACATATATAGAATCAGTACTTCCAGAACCGGCAGTGGTAAATCTAGAATCAGTCGGATTTAATAAAAGTTGACGGTATTGTGAATAAATTGCTTTAGATGGGGAATCATTAAGTTGACCTTGTGAATTCGACCCACTTCCTAATGCATTACCATATGCCGCAGCAAATTGAACTGCAGAACTATCTAAACTTGGATTTCCGTCTAATATATCAACATAATATCTACGTTGCGATTCTGTTTGTGTTGATGACGTAAAATAAGTAGTTAAACTTGCTACATTACCACTCCACAATCCTGCAGTTACAGTTTCTGATTGACCTTCTACAACATCAGCATCCATATCAAATTTAGTAAATGTTCTACCTGATGCAGATAGAAGTGAAATTTGTTTTTGCTCTGCTAACATTTCAGCAGCCAATTGTTGAGCCAATTGTTGTACTTGTTGATTTACTTGATTAACATCAATATTTGCTGGCTGTGCTGCTGGTGAAGTAGGAGCCGCATTTCTACCTACAGGTACTATTCCTAACTTTGGTTGTTGTTTTAATTGTTTAATTGTTTTCATGTTTTCCTATTTTAAGAAGTCGCATTTGAGATAGTAGCAGTAGATGCTTTGTTTACTGTTAAGTTAATAGTAGTAGCACCACCAGTTTCATTACCAATAATTGTTATGGTTGCTGTTTTAGATTCAACTAATAATGTTTTAGCAGATATTCTAAATTCAAATCCAGAAACCGCAATACTTTGTGCGTCTTCATTATCACCAATAAATCTTGGAATGGTAGGTAACGTAGAAGATTGTAATTCTCTAGTTACTGTTAGATCTGCTATACTAGAATCTGATAATATTGCTGTATATCCTAAATTAGAATTTCCTCCAACTAAATTAGCAGTATTTGGAGCAATTATATTACTGGTACCAGGACCTGGTAATATAATAGAAGAATTTCCAACTGAAATAATTGGTATATTTACCGTTGTCTTTGGCAATGATACTAATTTATACTTTAATGCCTGAGTTTCGTCTGGTATTGCTTCTGTAATTGGCATATTCTCTATAATCGTGCCATAATAATTTGTTCCCAGCGGATGATCTGGATTCCATAGTGAGTAATCAATTTCATCATCACCAACTGCAAATTGAGTAATATTAAATGCATTACCTCCCTTTGCCAACAACTCACGTCCTTTTAATGTGAGGATCGCATCGACAGTTACACTACTATTATTTAAATATCCCATATTGATTTACCTTTTATTTAATATAAATATATTTCAGTTAAATTTTACGTTAATATAAAACTACCTTGCGTTCCTGGTTGATTTGTATATATTAACTGATTACCGTTTGCTTGTCTAGATTCAACAACTGGTCCGCCGTCTATTGTCTGTATTGATGCAATATTAAAATCCGGACTAGTTAATTTAGATCCATTATATTTTTGATTATTAATACCAATTGGTAAATAATCTTGAACTTGTGCAAACTTTAAAGTAGATCCACTTCCATATATCCCACTACCATATGAATATGCACCATATACTCCAGTTCCTGGTTGATTTGGTATTTGTTTGATTTCAGATAAACTGGCTGATAATATTACTGGTTGTTCTGATCTACTTCTCCAATATGGTGTAGATGAAGTTATATAAGTACTTCCTGATCTAATTAAATTTTCATACACATATGTTGTACCACCATATTTAGATGCAACTGAAGATGTTAAATATCCTTGTAACTGATCATCGTCATTTGCAGTTAATGTGTATATATCATCAGATATAATTGCATCATAGTTTTCATAATGAGCAGACGCAGTTACTTGTGTATCTGTTATAGTTGTATTATATGTGCTATTAACACGCTCAACTTTTGGTAATATAGTATCTTTACTACGTTCCAATATATTTGGTTGAACTAATAGTCCTGTTAATTTATTTACACGAGCTGGTAATAATTGATCTAACTGTTTAAAGAATGATAAATCAAATAATGTAAATATTTTAATATATCCATTAATATCATTTCGTTGACTATACTTTTTCCAATATGTTTCTGCTTCTTGTATTAATGCCGGATATGATTTTGCATTTACACTACCAGGATCTCCTATATAATCATCTAATGATTTAAATCCTAATTGTGCAATAATATCTTCATCAATCATTGTTTGTGGAGAAAAATATACCCCTAACTTAGCACTATCTAATGGAGCTTTATCAAATTGACTACGTTCAGCTCTTGTTTTAACGTCTAACGATCCAACTAGTTCATTATCTTCTAAACGAATCTTATTATCATCATATGTTCCAGCACCTAATGATATACCGTCATAATAATATGTTTCTTCAATTGAGTCATATGGGGTATTATTAGTCCAACTTGCAAATGATGCAGATATTCCAGAATTATTAGGTTCCACTCCAGTTAAACTACTAGTTGTAGCATGATTAATTTTTTGTGTTAATGGAACTCTGAAAACTAATTCATCATATGCATCTACATTTCCATCATATGCTCCTGGGGCTTTTACATGATTATCAAATGGCGAGTCTTGTAAACTAGAAGTCCACAATCTCAATTCTTGAAGTTGTCCTAATAATCGACTACCACCCGTAGTACCACCTAATGTTAATGTTCCAGTGCTAGCAAAAGAAGATACATCTGATGCTGTTACAGCTGCTATAATTTTTCCATATTTAGATTTTTTAGCTACAACTTCTAAATTAGATCCATCTTTACGTAATACTGTGCTTAACCATCCACCATCAAATAATTCAATATCTGCTGAGCTACTACCATTGATTTGTATAGTACCCATTGTACCAGAAGTATAATCTAATGTTACTGTGTTACTTCCTATAGTAAATAGGTTCATGGTACTAGGTAATAATGGATTAGTTATTACATTATCAGTACGGAATCTAAGTTCTACTGCTTCAATTGGTTGAGTATAATTAACTGTTACCGTACCAGCTGTATTTGTAATTAAGTCTAATGCATAATCAAAATTTAACTTTTCATATAATGGTGCTCTGTCTAATCTAGGACCACCATATTCATTAATAGTCATCAATGATTGTGGAATACCATAACATGACAATAATGCTTGTATACTTCGTTTAGTTCCTTTAGACTTTAATAATAATGGTAAATTATTTACAATTCGCCTCCATATAGTCGATGTTGACTTCTGCCCGGAAACTGACGGGTCACCTACTGAATTAGAACCGGTAATTGGTGTACCTGTTTCTGATACACCTAATGTGTATTCCCAAAGCTTTTGACCTTGTTGACCATTAGTTAAATTCCATCCAAATTGTTTAGCAACTGAATATAATAAATCGTCAGACATTCCTAATTTAGGATTTTCTTCACGTTTATTTATTTTAGTCATATGATTAATATATGTATATAATATATCATAATGATGACCAAGCATATTAACAAACGTAGTTAAATCAACACTATCCGATTGTAATTGAATGTGATCAGGAACTGTTCTTAATAATGAATTATCATTTAAATTGTCATATAACGAAGCAGATGCATATACCCCATCATACCAAGTTTCAAATTGACTCGACGTTACTGAATATTGTGTATATGGTACAGTAGAATTAGATTTTGGTATTGGTTGTATATAACTACCGGTAACAACTGCAACATTTGCATTAATTACTGGAATGTCATAAGTAGTTAAATTAGATGAAGATTCAAAATACAAGTAATGCTCAAAATTATCAAAACCTCCAATTAGTGATGATTTTAAATTTGCAAAATCTTGTGCATTCGTTGTAGCATTACTACCTGATATTCCAGTTAGTACTAAACTTTGTGAAGTATAATACTCAATTAATTGTAATTTATATTTAAAATTATCCAAACGCTCTGTTGCTGAACTATAAAATATAAAATTATTAAAGTCAGAATAATCAATATTCAACTTCATTCCAGACAAACTACCAGAAAAGAAACTATCAATAATTTGTTGCGATGTTGACGTAGATGATCCTAATAAGTCATTCCAATTCTGTAAACCAGTTTCTGTAGACGTATCATATGAATAATTTGCTTGCCAATTAGGACCACTTAAAACATTAAATGTTTGAGCTTCAATAATTGATTCAATATTAATATTGTCAATATAAGTTGGTTTTAATTCTTTAACTACCCAACATCTAAAATTTGTTTCAATTGATTCAGGTAATGGTTCATATAATTTGACATATAGATATTCGCCAATTACCACACTATTAACAAATTGTACACATTGATTTCTGCTAAAATTTAATAGATATGTTTGAAAATAACCAATTGGAGACGTTTGATTAACAGTTTCTATATAATTTGCAATTTGCTTTATAAAATTAGAATCATTAACATCAATTGCTTTAAGTCGTATTTCTGTACGATCAGGAGATATTTCATCAATTCGTAAATGTTGCTGATCATACCCACCTATTAAATTTTCAAAAAAGTTAACAGCTATTTTGTAATTACCATTTGTTATTTTTAAATCTTGTAATTCCTGATAAATATCTAAAACATATGGTTGTGAATCAAATCGTATTTCAGTGTTATTATCTGAATTAAAATATACTGGTGTATTTGGTAATGATTGACTTTTATGTTGTCCGCTTATCCAAACATCACCTGAATATAAATGAAACTCTACTGTTGATTGATTAACAAT